GAGCGATGGCACGAAATCTACAATCGTGCCATCATCTGATGTCCCACCCATTCGGTGTAGGCGGGCGGGATCGCTTGACGCAGCCCGTCCTGGCTGGCCCAGGGCATCCCCATGGCCACGGACGCCTCGAAGACACCGGAGAAGTTCCCGGCGATGGACCACAGTTGCCCGCAGGTCGGCTTGCGCCCCATGGGAGCAGTGGGTGAGCGGTGTTCCGGGTGAGGCGGATCCACTGGCCGGGGCATGTTGCCGAACTCGAAGAGCCGGTGCCGGTACATGGGCAGCTAGAACATCATCCCGCACAGGACGACCGGATCGAGAAGAGGAGCGCCCTCCACGTTCTCGATCACGTACGGCTTGCCGGACTCCTTCAGGAACCGGCGCAGGATGGGGATCTGCTTGGGGTGGTTGTACCTGCCCTTGGCCGGTCCGATGGCGCGGGTGTAGGCCCGGCACACCGGGGACGCGTGTATGAAATCGAACAGGTGTCCATACTTGATGAGGTAGTCCAGGGCGTCGTCCTGGACGAAGGTCATCTCTTCGGGGTGCCTGGGCTGCGGGCGGACGTCCACACCGGTGACCCGGAACCCGGCGAGGTGGTAGCCCCAGCCAGCTCCGCCCTGCCCGCAGTAGAGGTCGAGCAGGCCGGGGCGGTCATCCGGCGACAATGTAGACGTCCGCCTCGCTCATCATGTCCTTGGGCCTGCGCTCGCACGCATCCGTCCAGCGTCCCTCCTGTGCGGCGCGGACGGCGTCGGCAGGGTATCGGCGGTGGCCGCCGGGGGTGGCCACGCTGCGCAGCTTGCCCTGCTTCGCCCAGTTGCTCAGGGTCCGCACATTGACCGCCAGCACCCGGGCCGCGTCCTTGGGCAGCAGCAGAACTTCGAACTCGTGTGCGATCGGGTCGCCGTCTATGTCGACGAGGTCGCGCTTCATGTGTGCCTCCAAAGTCGATATGTGTCTGTATCCACTCGACGTTATACACACAGCGTGCACTAATACGTAGCCCGGGTCGGAAATTTTTTCATTTTCCTCACCGTCCCTGGAAACTTTTTGTTGACGGTCAACACGAATAACAGTTATCTGCTGTGATCTGCGCCACATAGGCTGATCAGGTTTTATTGCAAATAGAACGTCCGTATACTGGATCTCGGACGCACTGACACCCCCACGTCGGTTTCCGTTCGTTGGATGTGCAGCACAAAGGCGCCCTTGTCCACGAGACAGGGGCGCCTTTGTTGTGCAGTGAACATTGAACCCTCGGCAGGGGCACATGAGCGACGACAACCTCCCCGCCCCCTTCGAGGCGGACGAAGACTTCTTCCCGGACCAGGCACCGTCGGACCACCCGAAGTACCACTCCTGGAAGCGGGACCGCGAGGCAGCCCGGCTGAAAGCGGTCGGCCACACGCTGGAGGAGATCGCAGAGGCGTTGAACCTCCGGGACTCCGTCACCGGCCTGTTCGACCCACGGCGCGCGGCCAAGGCCGTACAGCGCGGGCTCACGGCCGTGTACCGGCTGAACGTGGACGAGATGCGGCTTCAGGAACTCCAGTCCCTGGACGAGATGGAGAAGCACCTGTGGGACTCCTTGCGCAGGGAGCACGTCCTGGTGCAGCAGGGCCGGGTCATCATGATCGAGGGACAGACCGTCCAGGACGAACGCTTCGTTCTGGAGGCCCTGGACCGGATCCTGAAAATCAAGGAGCGCCGGGCAAAGTATCTTGGCCTGGACGCGCAGGTGCGAGTGTCCGTCGAGGCCGATCAGATCGGCGGCGAGATCGCATCGCTCATCGCCATGATCAATGCCACCGACGACGCCACCCGCGAGGCGATCAGCCCTCGCGAGTGAGGATGCACCATGAGCCTTCGCATGCAGTTCGCCACCGGTACCGCCCTGATGCTGATGGGCATCGGACTCATGGTGTACGCCGTCCAAGCACTGTCGGACAGCCCGTACGCCTGCGCGTTCGTGATGCTGTGGCTGGGCATGGTCGAGTACGCGGTGGGGCGTGCGTGGTGGGTGGACGTGTGTGAACTCAGGCGGAGCCGAGCATGACGAACCGGCTCGACGAGGTATACCGGGAACGCGCACATCTGCTGGCACATCTGGCCACGATCTACCCGGCGCACATACAGCCGGACACCAGCGACCCGGAATGGCCGATCCTGTACATCACCTTCCCCACCGGTCAGTGCCGCTGGCACCTGAACGAGACGGACCTCGATCTCTTCAGCCACGTCCGCACGGACATCTACGAGTCCTGGGACGGTCACACGACCGACGAGAAGTACGAACGGGTGGATCGTGCTACACGCCTGATAGCCCGGGGAACGTGGATCGTATGACCCACTCACCCGACCTGTCGCAGCGCCATCCCGAGATCCAGCGTCTGCACAACTACTTCGCCCACGAGCACTTGCCGACAAAGCTCCAGGCAGTCTCCCGGCACTTCGGCAACCTGGCCGACCTGCTCTTGATGCAGCTCCCCGACTCCCCCGAACTGACCGCCTGCCTGCGCAAGCTCCTCGAAGCGAAGGACTGCGCGGTGCGATGCGCACTGGAGATTCCTGACAGCGAGGATTAGAGCCATGGACCACAGCACTTCATGGATCGTCACCGACGGGGCGCTGTGGACCAAGCTCACCGAGTTGCGGCGCCGCGAGATCCGGACATGGATGCGGATGAACGACATCGATCCCTCGCTCGTGCCCGTGGACTCCACTGTCACGCTGGTCGAGGAGGGCGGGTCCTGGGTGATCCGCTTCGAGGAGTTCCAGCAGAGCGAATCCGGCGCGATCATGATCGACCCCAAGGACCCGGACTCCGCATACATCCGTGAGTGCGCGGTTCCGCTGGTGATCGACCCGCCCCAGTACTGGCTGATCCCCGCGCTGGGCACGGCAGCCTGATACACGGAAGGCCCCGGATGACGCCCGGGACCTTCCGCATGCTGCGCTTTTCATTCTGGCCGTGACCCTGCTGCTTCGACTCTCCACGGTCCGTCCACTACCAGGCCAGCGGGCGGGCAGTGCTACCTCCGGTTCGCGGGGCGGGACGCAGCCGTTGTCCCGGTGATCTCCCCGTACGCGGCTGAGGGTGCGCAACTTGGCAAGCGCGTCAACCTTAGCAGGCCACGAAGGGAACGTGATGCTCGAACTCTTCTGTTATCTGCTGGCCGTCGTCTTCGGCGCCCTCGCCGTCTTCGCCGCGCCTCCGCTTCCGCCTCTGGACCGCACCCGACTCCTGGCCGCCTCGCTCACGTGCTTCGTGATCCCGGCCATGGTCCACGCTGCCCAGCACCTGTAGGGAACCCATGACGACCGACCTCGGCGGGCTGGACGTCGAGGCCATGCAGGCTCTCGTCGAAAAGCTCATACGCACTGGCGACACCAAGCGCCTGAAGACGGTACGCGACCAGCTCAAAGCAGCGGTCGACCGTAAGCAGGCGGTGAACCGTCAGTCCAAGTACATGGCCGACCCCGAGCTGTGGGTCTCCGAACGCCTCCAGCAGGCGGTCTGGTCCAAGCAGCGGGACATCCTGCTGAGCGTCCGTGACCACCGGCGTACAGCCGTCCACAGTTGTCATGGCATCGGCAAGTCCCACGTTGCCGCGCTGGCGATCTCCTGGTGGCTGGACGCCCACCCGCCGGGTGAGGCGTTCGTGGTCACCACGGCTCCGACCACCGCGCAGGTCCGCGCGATCCTGTGGCGCTACGTGCGCCGGTTCCACAAGTCGGTCGGTCTTCCCGGCCGCGTGAACCAGACCGAGTGGCTGATCGACGAGGAGATCGTCGCCTACGGTCGCAAGCCTGCTGACCAGGACGAATCAGCTTTTCAGGGCATCCACGCGCGATATGTTCTTGTGGTGATCGACGAAGCGTGCCACGACGACCAGACCGAAGTCATGACCGAGTTTGGTTGGCGGCGGTTCGCCGATCTCGATGGTACTGAGCGCCTGCTGACTATGGACCCGGACACACACGAGGCGCGCTACCGCCTGCCTGAGAAGATCATCGCCAAGCCCTACAAGGGATCGATGTATCTCTACGAGGCCAAGGGCGCGAACTATTGCGTGACCCCGGACCACGACATGTACTTCCACGGACGCAGTCGCAACCGTGACACCGCGTGGCGCAAGGCACCCATGGAACAGCTCGCGTCGAGCAGCGACAAGTACATGGCCAAGGTCATCGACTGGCGCGTACCTGACGTGGAAACGCATACGATTCCGGAGTTCCAGGGCGACCGGAAGTACTTCCCCGCCATGACTGTCCCCATGGACGAGTGGCTGGAGTTTCTCGGGTGGTACTGCTCCGAGGGCAGCCTGGTCAAGGCACGCGGCCGGGAATATGGGATCTGCATCACGCAGAAGGACCCGGAGACCCTGGCACAGATTCATAAGCTGTGCTTGAGCCTGGGCTTCAACGCCAAGGTGTACGGCATGAACGTGCGCATCATGGATCGCCAGTTGGCCGCGCACCTTGCTGAACTGGGACCGAACTGCCTGGACAAGCGGATACCCGTGTACGCCAAGCAGGTCAGCTCGCGACAGATCAGCATCTTCCTGGACGCCTTCACTGAGGGCGACGGTTACCGGAAGGGCAAGGGTGAGATCCTGTACACGTCGTCTCCTGCGATGGCTGACGACTTGCAGGAGATGATCCTGAAGACGGGCGTACCGTCCGTCGTTCACCAGCGCGCCCTCGCCGGTCGCGAGAGCGATTTCGGAACACACGTAGCCACCTCGTCGACCGATGGCTACGTGGTGACGCGCCCCTACAAGTCGTCGAAGATCAAGCACTACAGGAAGAACGTCCGGGAAATCGACTACGACGGCATGGTGTACTGCGCACAGGTGCCGCCCGAGGCAATGCTGTTTACCCGCCGTAAGGGCTACACGCTCTGGTCAGGGAACTGCGGCGTCCCCGAACAGCTCTGGGTCGCAGCCGACGCCCTGGCCACCGGTCCGGACTGCCGTATCCTCGCGATCGGCAACCCGGACAATTCGGCCACTCATTTCTTCAAGGTGTGCCAGCCGGGCTCCGGCTGGAACACCATGCAGATCTCCGCCTTCGACTCTCCGAACTTCACCGGCGAGAAGGTCAGCGAAGCGGTTGCCGCGTCGCTGGTCTCCCGAGTGTGGGTGGATGAGAAGAAGCAGGACTGGGGCGAGGACAATGCCCTCTACCGGTCCAAGGTGCTCGGCGAGTTCTCGGTAGACGCAGCCGACACCGTGGTCCGCGCCTCGGACGTGGCAGCTTGCCGCATCGACCCGGAGACCAAGTACACACCGGCCGATCTCTCCCCCGTGGAACTGGGCGTGGACGTCGGTGGCGGCTCGGACGAAACCGTCATCCGGGAACGCCGTGGTGTCCAGGCCGGACGCGAGTGGCGCATCCGCACCGACCGGCCGGAGAAGATCGCACCGCTGGTGATCCGGGCCCTTCGGGTGTCCGGCGCCACCAAGGTGAAGATCGACTCCATCGGTGTGGGCTTCGGTGTGATCGGTGAACTGCGCAACGCCGCCAAACGTGGCGAGCACAACGCACAGATTATCGGCGTGAACGTCTCGGCGAACCCGCACGACAAGAAGAAGTTCGTGAACCTGCGTGCCGAGATGTGGTGGACGATCGGTCGGGAGTTCTCCTCCTCCGGTCACTGGGACCTGTCCCAGATGGAGAACGCCGACACGGCCTGCGCCCAGCTTCTGTGGCCCCGCTGGTTCCTGGACAGCAAGGGCCGTATCCAGGTCGAGGCCAAGGAAGACATCATCCGCCGCAACGGTCGGTCCCCCGACAACGCCGACGCACTGCTGCTGGCGTACTACAACGGGGTCACTCCCCGGATGCGGTTCTTGTAGGGGAGAACATGAACAACACGCGTAGGACGTTGCTTCCCAAGCTGAATCCCGGCGCCGGATCCTCGATCATGTCGGGCCTGCTCGCCCTGGCCGCCGTCGCCCTGGTTGCACTCGGCATCGGTCTGATCTACTTCCCCGCCGGAGTGATCGCCGCCGGACTCGGTGCCGCTGTTCTCCAGTGGCAATTCTTCGGCGGTCAGGGTTAGCGCGGGCCGCCTTGCCCCTTACGGCAGCGTGGGTGAAGTCGGCGGCCCGCACCACTGGATCCGTGGCAGCTAACCACGTCATCGACCATACCCGGCACAGAAGTTGTGTCAACAGTCACAGCACTACGACTGCTGCACTGGCGCCGCACGGCGCGTCGGGTCCTTTCGTCGGGCCTGGGCATACGTACGGCTCGTGTCCTCTTCGACGTCACCCGAGACGACATCGAAGATCCCGTCCGCAGTGAAGTGGACATCCGCACCGATGGCGTCCATGTACGAGCGAAGGCTCGTGAACATCACGTTCGGGTACATCGCCTCGATGCGGCTGACCTGCACACGCGTGACGCCCATGCGCTGAGCAACCTGCGACTGGGAAAGCCCGGTCCGCATCCGCAGATGGGCCAGCTTGGTTGTGTTCATCTTCGTATCTCCATCTTGTCGTTATATCAATTGAACAGGAGCGCCCATGGCACGCACGCTGCTCGGCCCGCTCCTCAACAAGGCCCCTGTCCCCTATGTACCCAGTGGGGTGGGTCGCCGTGGCTGGCTTCCGGCCACAGCAGCACCCGGCGGTATGCAGGCCCAGATGGACGCCATGGGCCGGGTCGGCACCCTGTTCGCCATCGTGGACCGGATCATCACCGCATACTCGCAGGTCGAGTGGCGTTTGTACCGTGTCCCGAAGGACGGTCGGCGCCGCTACGAATCCGGGACCACCGGCACCCAGGACCCCCGGGTGGAGGTCACCAAGCACCCGGCGCTGGACCTGTGGCGCAGGCCCAACCCGTTCTTCTTCGGCTCGGCGTTCCGTGAGAGCGCTCAGCAGCACGAAGAGCTGACCGGCGAGCAGTACTGGCTGATCGTACGCAACCCCGTCGGGCTCCCCCAAGAGCTGTGGTTCGTGCGGCCGGACCGCATGGAGCCGGTACCTGACGCCCAGAACTTCCTGGCCGGGTACATCTACCACGGTCCCGGCGGTGAGGACGTGCCGCTCAGGACGGAAGACGTGATCTTCCTCCGACGTCCTCACCCCACCGACCCCTACCGTGGCATGGGCGCTGTCCAGTCGATCCTCGGCGACCTGGACGCGCGCTATCTCTCCACCGAGTACAACCGGAACTTCTTCCTGAATTCCGCAACGCCTGGTGGCGTCATCGAATCCGACAACAACATCTCGGACGAGGACTTCAACACCTTCCAGGCACGGTGGGCGGAAACCCACAAGGGTGTCGCCAATGCTCACCGCGTGGCGATTCTCGAAGCCGGAATGCGCTGGGTCGACCGCAAGTACACGATGGACGACATGCAGTTCGTCGAGCTGCAAGACGCATCACGCGAAACGATCCGTGAAGCGTTCGGTTTCCCGAAGTCCATGACGGGCGCCACCGACGACGTGAACAAGGCGAACGCATACGCCGGTGAAGTCATGTTCGCCCGGTGGATGACGAAGCCCCGTCTGCTGCGCACCAAGGAAGCACTCAACACGGTGCTGCTTCCCATGTACGGGCGCTCCGCCGCTGGCCTGGAGTTCGACTTCGTCAACCCGGTCCCGGAGGACGACGAGATCTCCGCGCAGGTGCTCTTCAACAAGGCCCAGTCCGCCAAGGCACTGGCAGACACCGGGCTTTGGGAAGCGGCCGACATCCTCATGGCAGTCGGCCTGCCGGAGATGCAATCACTTCCGGAACCGCGCGCGGCAAAGCCTTCGGCTCCCGCGTTGCCTGCCGGGCCACACACACCCGCGCAGGAAGACGACCCCGACGACCCCACGCCGGAGCCGCAACCCAAGAAGCCCAGCGGCTGGCTACCGCAGTGGTGAATCTTTGTCCCGCCGCCGAGGAGGCGACCACATGAGCTGGATTGAGCTGGTGGCTCAGCGCCGTCCACCGACGGCACCGCAGGGGATGCAGCCGCCGGAAAACGCCAAGGAATGGTTCCGCATCGAGAATTCTGCGGACGATGTCGACACCACCGACGTATATGTCTACGACAGCATCGGCGGATGGTTCGGCATGTGGGCCGACGAATTCATCGAGGCGATCGGCGAGATCAAGACGCCGAAGATGAGCATCCGTCTGAATTCCCCCGGCGGATCGGTCTTCGAGGGTATTGCCATCGCCAACGCGATCCGCAACCACCCGGCCACCGTCACGGTCTACGTCGACTCCCTGGCGGCGTCCATCGCATCCGTCATCGCCATGGCGGGCGACCGGCTGGTCATGATGCCGCAGTCGCAGATCATGGTGCACAACGCCTCTGGTGGCTGCTATGGCGATGCCGCCGAGATGACGAAGATGGCAGACCTGCTGGACAAGCAGTCCCTGAACATCGCCCAGGCGTACGCCGAGCACACCGGCCGACCGCTCGCCGAATGGCAGCAGTACATGGCGGACGAGACCTGGTTCACGGCCGAGGAGGCGCTGGCCGTCGGCCTTGCCGACGAAGTCATGCCGATGCGCCCGAAGAAGGGCGAGGACGCAGAGGAACCGGCAAGCGCCATGGCGAACATGAAGCGGTCCTGGGACCTGTCCATGTACCACTTCGCCGGACGCGAGAACGCCCCCGCACCGAAGATCACGGAACCGGCTTCCACCCCTGTGGCGGGGAGCGTGATCACCGCTGACGTGCTCAGCTCTGCGGTTCTGTCGGACACCTTCCGAGACACCTTCATGAGTCTCGTCCGCGAGGCTGTGCGCGCTGAGCTGTCGGTTATCGAGGGCACGGCCTGCCCGTCCCACGCCACTGCCGTCAAGGACGGAACCTGGGACGCGGGGGCGAACGAGGGTCACCTGCCCTCGCCGGTACCGCTCGCCACAGTTAAGGAGATGTACGCCTACTACGACGAGGACGCGGTCGAAGACGGCAGTGTCCCGAAGTCGGCGTGCAAACTTCCGCACCACTTCGTCTCCTCCGACGGAACGCCAGGAGCGGCATCGGTTGCCGGTGTCCGCAACGCACTGGCCCGCCTGCCGCAGACGAAGGGCCTCACCGACGCCGAGCGCAGCGCAGCCGAAGCCCACCTGCGCAAGCACCTCGACGCCTTCTCCGGTGGCGACGACGAAGACCACGTGCACGAGGAGCTGGAAGCCCACGAGCACGAGCACGTCCACGACGCGCAGACGAAGCCTGCTCCCCAGCCGGAAGCAGAGCCGGAGCCCGAAGAGGACGAGCCGGACGGTGACGACGATGACGGCGCCTCCGACCAGACCACACGTGCCTCGGCCGACGACTGGACCGACGTCGTCGCCCATCTCACCGCAGCGTCGCCCAGCGCGGACGACGTGTTCAACAGCCTGAAGGAGGCTTGGTAATGTCCACGCCCACCGTTCCGCGCAATGACGCCGAACTCGAAGAGATGTTCAACGACGGCAACGCCGTCAAGGAAGTCTTCGCCTCTCGCGACGGCGCGCTGAAGTTCGTCAAGGACTACGCTGCGCAGTTCAACAAGGCCACCCACGGCGACCTCGACGCCCAGATCGAGGCTGCTGTCCAGGACGGCCTGATCAAGTACCTGGCCAACATGGGCTCGACCGACGCCAAGGGCGACGCCAAGCGCCTGGACCTGCGTCCGGCGAACTCGGTCAAGCACGCACGCATCGCCGACCAGTACAACCCGAAGGCGCCGGGCGCGAAGCTCGACGACCTGTTCCCGAACGTCACGGACTTCATGTCCGCGATCTGGCACGGGTCGCGCACCTCCGAGGCGCTGGGCAACCAGCACAAGATCAAGGAGATCATGAACTCCTTCGGCAGCAACGTGCCTGCCGACGGTGGCTTCTTGATCCCCGAGTACCTCCGCTCGGAGCTGCTGCGCGTCTCCCTGGAGAAGGCACTCGTGCGCTCCCGCGCCCGCGTCGTCCCGATGGAGACGCTCACCGTCCCCTTCCCGATGATCGACACGACCTCCAACGCGTCGAACATCTACGGCGGTGTCACCGCGTACTGGACTGAGGAGGCGGCGTCCCTCACGGACTCCTCGCCGACGTTCGGCCGCGTCAAGCTGGAGGCCAAGAAGTTGACGGCTTACAGCGAAATCCCGAACGAACTGTTCGCGGACTCGATCATCAGCCTCCAGATGTTCATCAACGAGATCTTCCCCGAGGCCATCGCCTGGTTCGAGGACATCGCCTTCATCGGCGGCTCCGGTGTCGGCGAGCCGCTCGGCTTCCTCAACGGCACCGCCAACGTGACCGTCGCGGCCGAGTCCGGTCAGTCGTCCGGCACGATCGTCTGGGAGAACATCGTCAAGATGTACTCCCGCATGCTGCCGTCCTCCCTGGACTCGGCGGTGTGGATCGCGCACATCGACACCTTCCCGGAGCTGGCCACCATGGCGCTCTCCGTCGGTACCGGCGGCTCGGCGATCTGGCTGAACAGCGGTGTCGAGTCGGCGCCGATGTCCATCCTGGGCCGCCCGGTCGTCTTCACCGAGAAGGTCTCCTCGCTCGGAACCGTCGGCGACATCAACTTCGTCGACCTGAGCTACTACTTGATCGGCGACCGCCAGGCGATCCAGGCTGACACGTCGCCGCACTACCGGTTCCAGAACGACCAGACCACGGTGCGGTTCATCGAGCGTGTCGACGGCCGTCCGTGGATCCAGTCGGCGATCACCCCGAACCAGGGCAGCAACACGCTGTCCCCGTTCGTGCAGCTCGCGACCCGCTGACCGTAGCTGAACCAGCCGACGCCATGTCTTCGTGACCTGGCGTTTTTTCATGCCACCTTGCGTAGTGGCCTCGCACAGCCCTGACGCGCATTCACACCCAACTCAGGGCCATGGACCGGGCGGCATTCACACCCCGCCCGGTCCGGCATCCACAAGGAGAACATCATGACCACTGGCGCATGGGCGCTCGGTCGTCTGTTCAACGTGTCTGCGGGCGCCGTCCCGACCGACGCGGTGGCCGGACAGATCACCGGCAACCGGGTTCACCTGAAGGACGCGCGCTGCTGCTCCTTCATCGTGATCGCCGGTTCTGGCTCGACCGACATCCTCGACCTCGACCTCCAGGAGCACAACGCTGCTACCGGTGGTACGTCGCAGGACCTGGACATCATCACCAAGGCCTACTACCAGGACGAGGCCACCCTCGACGGCGACGAGACCTGGACCGAGTGGTCCCAGGCTGCCGCCTCCGAGGTGACCAACATCGGCTCCGCTTCGGCGCAGCAGTTGGTGGTCGTCGAGGTCCGTGCCGAGCAGCTCTCGGACGGCTTCGAGTGGGTCTCCCTGAACGTCCCGGACCTTGGCTCCAACGGCTCCAAGTACGTGGCGATCCTCAACGTCCTCACTGGCCTGGAGGTCATGCGCAAGCCGACCAACCTCGCCAACCCGCAGGCGTGAGGGGGATCTGACTGATGTCTACCATCCTTCAGGGATCGCAGCTCCGCGAGATCGCTCTCGGTCGGGGCCCGGTCTCCAAGGCCAGCGGCACGCTGTCCGGCAACACTGTCGCGGCGTTCACCATCGCTGGCGGCGAAGTCATGATCACGTCGCTGTACCTCAAGGTCACGACCACGATCTCCACCGACGGTGGCACCCTCGCGGTGAACAATGTCCCGACGTCCGGTGGCACGATCACTCTCGTGTCGGCCACCGACCTGGGCACCACCGACACTACGGCGGGCACTGTGGTCGGTCTTGCCAAGACCACGGCCACCATCCCGGCGTTCAAGCTGGGTGGCGTGGTCGACCTCAACGCGGTCGTCACCACCGGCACGGTGAACCTGGTCGGTGCCTCGTCGGTCAACGGCGCGGTCACCATCTATGTCACCTGGGTTCCGCTCACCAACGGCGCCACCCTGGTTGCCGCCTGATCATCACCTCGGAGTAACTGATGCCTGCAAACCTGCGGACGTGTGCCGACTGCTCGACGGCCTACGCCCTTGACCTGTCGGTCTGCCCGCACTGCGGCAGCAGCAACTTCGTGGACGAGGGGGGAGCTGTGACCAAGCGGCTCCCCCTGTTCGTCTCTCTTTCCTGCCCCGGATGTGGACGCGGACCGTGGACTGTACGTCTCGCCTCCGTGACCTCCGGGCTCATCGACCTTCCGACACTGGCCTGCGCCTCGTGCGGTAGCCGGGTGCCGGTCACCTGGCCTCCCGAGGAGGAGCCGATGTCTCCCAAGATCACCGTCCATGGCGGTGCCTCGAACGCTCGCGACGCAGACGTCTCCCCGGCTGCCGACGCGAGCCAGCCCCAGGTCGCAGCCGAGGGCGACCTGGGGCCTCAGCTTCCCGTGAAGGAACCGGTGGCGGACGAGCCTGCTCCGGCAGACGACGCAGAGCCGGTCGCCGCCGAGGACGACCCGGGCTACGAAGGAATGTCGCTGGCCGAGCTGAAGGACGCCGCAACGGCCCGGGAGCTTCCGACCTACGGCACCAAGGCCCAGCTCGTCGAGCGCCTGCGCGAAGCGGACGCTTCGGAAGACGCGGAGTAACCCGTGTCCTGGTACCAGCTCCCGAGCATCAAGGCCGAGGCGGTGGCCTGGAAGCTCAAGGAGCGGACCGAGCCGCCCCTGGCATGCCCGTTCGACGGCGAGCCGTTGCGCAGCATGCCGGGCGGCGGTGTCGGACTGTACTGCCCGCTCGGCAACTACCAATGGCCGAAGCAGCCACGCATCATCTGATCCTGGAGGTCACCTGTGGCTATTAACTCGGTGACCGATCTCCGTAATACGGATCCTGGGCAGACGGCGTTCACCGTACGCCAGAACCCGGTGGGCAGGTCGACCGCATGCCACGCCATGCAGATCACCCAGGCGGCCACGTCTGGCACTGGCGCTGGTATCAACGTCGTATCCAACAACACCAGCGCACCGGCCATCCGTGCTCGGGCGGCTGGTCCGTTGCTGCGCCTGCACAAGGCGAACAACGACCTGGTGTTCGAGGTCGACAACACCGGCGCCATCACCACCAGTGCAGGTGCCACCTTCACGTCGCTGACCACCACGGACGACATGACCGTAGGTGACACGCTGACGGTGACCGGAACGTCCACCTTGACGGGCCAGGTCACCTTGACCGGCGGCATCAACGGCAGCGCCACGCTCCACGGCGGCAACCTTACGATCGACGGAACCACCAAGGCGTACCGCTTCCGGCAGGACGGTGGCGGTTTGGACCTCGAAGCATCCGGCGCCGACTTGGTCGTGTCCAACTGGTCCGGCGCCGGATTCACCGGGACGCAGCGTTCGTATCTGCGGTTCTCCGCAGATGCACAGAACTTGCAGATCGCAGGCAAGGTGGAGTTCGCCGACGGTCTGTACGGAAACGCGAAGCACGTCCTTGACGGCACGGCCAACACGATCGGCTTCTTCGGCACGGCAGCAGCCGCCAAGCAGACCGTCTCCGGATCACGAGGCGGTAATGCTGCACTGGCCTCGCTGCTGACTGCTCTTGCGACCTACGGCATCGTCACGGACAGCTCGTCGGCATGAGCGGTCTCTCGGTCGAAGACTTCAAGAACGTTCTCCTGGACCTCTATCTGGCCCAACGCGAGAACGCGGAATTGCACAACCAGCTTGCCGTCCTGCAACAGCAGAACGAAGTGACCGGAAAGAGTGCGAGCGAGGAGGCCACCGGTGGCGGACAACACGGTGACCAGCATCCGCAATACGGATCCTAGCCAGAGTGCTCTAACCGTTCGGCAGAGCCCGAAGGGCGGGTCCACTTCCTGCCACGCGGTTCAGGTGACGCAGTCGGCCACGTCCGGTACCGGTTCCGGCCTGAGTGTCACCTCCGACAACGCAAGTGCTGCGGCTGTCCGGATTCGCGGCGCTGGAACACTGCTCGACCTGCTGGACTCCAGCGGTACGTCGATGTTCAGCGTCTCGCAGACGGGACTTCTGACCGCTGCCGGGCAGGAAGTCGGCATCGCTCCGGAGTGGGTATTCGATGTCACCGACTCTCGTTACGGAGCTGTCGGCGATGCACGCGTGGTCAACAACGGTGCGATGTCCACGGGCAGCACCACCCTGACGAGTGCGACAGCGGGCTTCTCCAGCAGCGATGTGGGCAAGTCCATATCCGTGAAGGGCGCCGGTGCCAACGGTGTCACCACGCTGGTCACCACCATTCAGTCGGTGAACTCGGCGACGAGTGTCACGCTGGCCGCATCCAATGCCTCCGGCGGCGCCGTTTCGAACGCGATCGTCATCTGGGGCACCGATGACACCGACGCCATTCAGGCTGCTGTAGATGCGGCCGAGGCGTACCTGGCTGCTGGTAACACGTACGCGCAGGTGTACTTCCCGCCGCGCCCGTACATCGTGGCGGGCGCCTTGGACACCTCGAAGTCCGGCAACGGTCAGATCACCTTCGGTGTGTACGCGACCACCGGCGTGAAGAAGATCCTGGAATTCCGGGGCGAGACGGACGGCACCGCAGCCGTCCGTCATTGGGAACAGACAGTCCCGCAGTTCGCCGGATCCTGCCTCATCAGCCTCAAGGTGTACGCCTCCACGACGGCGCAGACCAATGACCTGAACGCCAATGGCAACCCGGGCGTGATCTGCGGCCCCAACGAGGGTGCAACGAACGGCTCCGCCTACGGGGCCAGCGCGCTGTTCACCAACCTGATGGTCGTTCTGCGGAATCTCGCCATCTTGACCACGCATTCCTCGTTCGGTCTGACGATCGGTGCCGCGAATCTTTACGGCTGCGCGAACGCTTACGTCGAGAATTTCGGATACGGAACAGCGGGAACGGTCGCCTCACCCAGCACCGACTACTCCTCTCCCGGCACGTTCGGGACGGGACTCAGCGTTGGTCTGCTGCTCCCGGCACCCGGGAACAACGACCACACCATCGCCCGGAACGTCGGGTGTGGAGGCGGCTACACGTACGCCATGTTCATGACCGAGCACACGGTCGTGGAGCGCTACATGGCTCTGTACTGCTGGGCAGGTCTGTGCGCGGTGGGAACGTACGCCAACAGTGTCGGCAGCGTTCACGGAATGAAGGTGCTCACCGCCTCCATCGAGGCGTGCACACACGAGCTGTACATCATCGGCGCTGGCTCCGAGGGTGTCGGTCCGACCATCGATATCGACCAGCTTTCCACCGAGTCGAGCACGCCGAACATCGCTGGAAATTCAACCGCAGCCATGAACGCAGCCCTTGGCAAGGTGAAGCTGACCGGTCTGTACACCAGGTCTGGTGTTTCTGTATCGGCTCCTACTGGTATCGAACTAATCGACGGTCAGGTTCCACGGTCGATAACCAAGAAAACGGGCGACTTCACGGCCAGCCCTATCGAACGAACGCTCATCTGTGACACGACGACTGCTGGTTTTACCGCCACACTTCCGTCGGCTGCGTTCAACCCGGTCGAGTACATCCTGAAGAACACCGGGGCAAACAGCCTTGTTATCGACCCCGCTGGCACTGAAACGATCGACGGGTCCAGCACAAAGACGCTGACTCAGGGTCAGACCGCGCGTATCC